GTGCCCGGCACGGTGGTGCCCACGGTGAAGGTCTGGGCGGCGCCGCACGAGATGTGGATGGCGCCGATCACGGCCCGGTCAGCCGGGTTCGGCCACTCGACCGCCTTGGACACGTAGCCGACACCCGAGGGGGAGACTTCGATGGCCGACTGGATGGTCGACATGACGCCCGCGGAGTTGGCGCAGACGAAGAACACCGCCTGCTGGTTGTTCCCGAGGTTGCCCACGAAGCCCGCGCCAGCGATGGTGAAGGCGCTGGTGTTGGTCGTGGCGGCCTTGAAGAAGCGGCGGCCGTCGATCGAGAAGTTGATGAGCGCCGTGTTGAACGTGCCGCCCGTGCCTGCTGCGAGCTGCGCCGAAGTCACGCAGTAGTTGTCGCGTTTGGAGATCATGGTCCGATTCCTTTCGAGGTTCGTTTCCGGTGTGCGATGCGGGGGCCGAAGCCCCGTTCTCACGTGAAGGGGTCAGCCGGGTTACGGCAGGTAGCTGCAGGCCGTCTCGACCACCGCCATCTGGCCTTCGTTCAGGCGAACGCAGGTGAAGTAGGTGGACGCGCCGATCATGCCGCGCTGGCCCAGAATGTCGTCCTTCGTGGCCTGGCCAGCCGGGATCATGTTGACGTTCATCGCGCCCTTGCCGCGCAGCGCCACGTCACCGAAAGCGCCCTGAGACAGGACGATCATCGGGTACACGTCGACAGCTTCGGCGCCGGTCGCGTTGGCCACGCCGTTCGCCAGACGCGTGTTCAGCGTCGTGGTGCCGCCGGCCGACAGGTACGGCGCGGTGTGCGGGCTGGTGATGAAGCGGAACGACTCCCACGAGCCCAGTTCGCACTCGTGCATGGCCTGGCGATTGCCGTACTCGCTGATGTGCACGAAGCCGGTGAGCTGCGCGCGCAGATCGGCCTCCATGTCGCTGTGCACCACCGCCACGAACGCGGCTTCGATCGGCTGGGTGCCGATGCCGGTGCTGGCGCTCAGGATCGACGTGATCTTCTGCGCCAGATTGACGGCCAGCGAGCGGGCCACGTTGCGCAGCAGGTTGACGCTGACCAGGGCGATGATGAGCGAGCGGCTCGCCACGTTGCCGGCGCGGAACACGTTGGTGCCGGCGCGGAGCTGACCGTAGCGGATCATTTCCAGCAGCAGGCCCATGCGCTCGCCGGTGAGGCGCTTCACTTCGGTCGGCACGTCGTCCTCGTAGAGGTCTTCGACGCGGTTCGACCAGCGGTAGATGAAGCCGTACTCGACCAGGGTGGCCTGAATGTCCTGCGCGATCACCGTTTCAGCGGTGGGCGTTTCGCCTTCGCTGAGCTGGTGGGCGGCCGGCTGGACGTTCCAGGTGTTCGGCGTGTTGACCGTTGCACCCTTCGGGAGCCAGCGACGGTACAGGACCGTCTCGCTCGAATTGCGCGGCATCGGCTTTTTCTCGCCGAACTTGCCCAGCACTTCGATGGGCATGACGTGTTTCAGGATCTCGCCCTTGAGGCGGCCGATGCGGGCCGCCTGGGTTGTCATCATTTGCGTGCTCATGTGAGAGCCCTTTCAAAGCAGAGGTTGTGTGCTACCCCGCTGGCTTGCCCGAAAAGCCCGCGTCCATCGCGGCTTGTTCTTCATCGACCTCACCAACCGGGCTTCTGCCGATCCTCCTTGCCCCCCCTTGCGGCTGCACACCGGCTGCGATGCGCTGTGCCCGAGCATCGCTGCTGCTGGGCGGGGGTGCCGGTGGCGTCGGCGCCTGTGTCGTCTTCGCCGCATCGCTGGCCTGCAAAGCCTTGAGGATCACTCCCGGCTTGTTGGTCGTGCGCACTTCCTGCTGGTACGCCGGCGGTTGCGCTGCAAGCCAGAGGGTGAAGTCGGTGCCGATCAGATCGCTCTCCCACGTGGGGCGCATATCGGACAGCAGTTCTTCCTGCGGCGTGCGGGCTACCGGCGGCGGCGCGGGCGTGGGCTCGGCTGCAACTGGCGCTGCGGTCGCGGGTTGAGCCGTAGCCCTTCCCGCCAATTCATCGAACGCTTCTGCGATCTCGGGCAGCGTGCTGCGGAACGCTTCGACTTTCTCGAGCCTGGTGCCGCTCGGCGCAACAGGTGCGGCAGGAGCGGCTGGTGCCGGGCTGGAGAGCTTGTCGAGGCGGCTCTGCAGGGCTCCAACGCGGCCTGTGACCTCGCGGAGCTGGGTGCTTTGCTGCTCGATGAGCGCCTTCTGTGCCGGCACGAGTGCCAGCATGTCACGAACTGCGGGCGGCAGGCCCTTGAACGGGTCGTCGTTGCCGGCGACGGGTTCAACCGGCGCGATCGCCGGTGCCGGTGCATTCGTGGCTGCTGGCGCTGCGGGGGCAGCGGGCGCGGCAGGCGCGGATGCCGAGGTTGGTGCCGCATCTGTGGGTGCGGGGCCAACGTCCGTGACTGTACTCGCAAACCCCTCCATCATGGCCAGGGTTTCGGGGTCGTCGGCGTCAATGTCGTCGGCGTTCAGGGCTGATTCGAGCTGCATGCTGTGGCTCCGGGGTGGTTGGGGGTGGTGGGGAAAGGGTCTACAACCCGGCTCGGGCCATGCCCAACAGGTCGTTGATCTCGGCGATGCGCCCGCGCAGGCGCGCGGTCTGGATGGCGTCCAGGCCAGACGAGTCGTTCGAGACGCGGGCTTCCTGCAGGCGCTGCTCCAGCAGTTGGATCCACTTCGCGTGCACTTCGGCCCGGCCGTCGAGCTTGGTGAAGGGCCCGTTGACGGGCGGCTTGTCCTCGGGGATGGGCGGGTAGCGTGGGTTCATCGGTCAGATTCCTTGGCCAGTGGTGAGGCGAAGCTGTGCCTCGTTCTCGAACAGCTCGCGCTTGTTGCGGATCTCCATCGCCGACTTCGTGAGCATGGCCCGCAGCGTCTCGAAGCTGATCTCCTTGCGCCCGCCGAACTCCAGCACCTGGATCTCGCGCTCCATTTCCTGGATGAGGAACTGGTTCTGGCGGTCCCGCTCGTTCTGCTCGGCCTCGAACGCGAGCTGCTGGGCGGTGGTGCGCTCGTCGGATGCGATCTGCGACTCCACGGCCTTGGCGCGGATCTGGGCGGCTTCGACCGCAGGCGCCACCGGCGGCGGCTGCTGCTCGCGCAGCTTCGCCTGGGCGGTGGATTCCTCCTTGGTGAACTGGATCGTGTGGGGGTCGAACTTGTTGGCCCGGGCGAACTCGGCAAACCACTTCTTCGGGTTGATATCGAACACCGGGTCTTTCACCAGGTTGCCGGTCTGTGCGAGGAAGTTGCCCTTCTGCTCGCGCGCGGCCAGCACCGAGGCGCCGCGGGCCTGGCACTGGTGGTCGCCCTTGGCCTCGTTCGCCACCGATGGGTCTTGCATCAGCCAGTCGTACCAGCGCTTCAAGTGCGGCAGGATGATCGAGTCGTCGTACTGTTTGGCGATCGCCTTGAGCGGGCTCGCGGCGTTGCGCTCCAGCATTTCCATGCCGCCGAACGTCTCGGGGCTCGATCCGCCCTTGATGCCCTGCAGCAGCATCGGCAGGTTGCTCAGCTCGTCGGCCATCTTGAGCGAGAAGTCGATGATGGCCTGCAGCTCGGGCTGCGCGCTCTCGATCTTGATCGAGGCGAAGGCGAAGCGCACGTCCTTCACTTCGTCGCCTGGCTTCCAGTACCAGAGCTTGCGGCCGGTGATCTCGTAGCGGCCGTTGGCGGGCTCGATGCGGTTCTTGTCGAGCACCACCTGCGGCCCGGCCGACATGCCGGCGTTCTCCAGCATGGCGCGCACCGCGGCGTTGAGCATGCGCTGGGCCACGCCGATCTTGCGCGGGATGCCGCGGCCCCACGGCTGACCGCTGACGGTCTCCCACGCGAACACGTCGAATGGGAAAGCGCCCGTCTCCATCGGGTTCATCGACATGCGCACGAGCTTGTCGTTGATGACCGTGGCCACGATCGGCACCGTGGTCAGCAGCATCGCATCTTCGATCTGCTTGGTGCGGCCCTCGTCGTCCTTGGCGTCGTTCAGGCCAGGCACCACGAAGCCACCGTTGATGATCTCGGCGGGCGGAATGTCGCCGTAGTAGTAGAAAACCTCGAACGTCTCGGAGTCGAACGACTGGACTTCGCCAGGCGTCTCGCGCATGTAGCGGTTGTTGCGCACGCGGCGGCCAGGTCCGGCGCGCAGCACATCGAGCATGGCGTCACGGTCGTACTCGGGCAGCGCGGCCAGCTCGCGGAGCTGTCGGGCGGTCTGGTAGTCGCGCTCGAAGATGTACGCGCCGTTGTGGATGTTCTCGCCGCAGCTCGGGTCAGGGAACAGGTCTTCGGCCGCGATGGACTTCGACGTTGGGGCGATGCGCAGCTTGCGCTCCAGCACCGGCTCGCCGTTCTTCGTGATGGACCAACGGCGGTCGTTGCGGCCGACGGGGAACGGGCCCTTGAGCACGCCGGTACCGATGCGGCCGGCGTCCCGGATCACCTTGCGCAGCTCGGTGTAGACGCTGCCCTCCACGAACCAGTCTTCGATCTGCGTCTCGGCCAGCTCTGCCGATGCCTTGGCCTTGGCCAGCGCCGCGATGGCGATCTGCTCGGCGGTGGCTTCGGTGCCGTCGGCCAGCGTGAACTTGGTCTGGTCGCCCCGTGCGATGGTGTCGCCCAGCTCGGGGATCGGTGTGTTCGTGACGCCGAAGGGCCGGTCGTCGGTGGGCACCAGCATTTCCTGCACGCGGCTGACGGCCGAGTCGGTCTTGGGCTTCGTGATGTTGAGGAAGACCGTGCTGCGCTGGCTGTTCACCTGGTCGTTGGCCTGGCGCGGCTCCTTGCGCACCGCGGCCAGCGTCGTCGGGTGGTTGAGCTGGTCGTAGCCGTTGTACTGGTCCTCGTCCTCGAACCAGATTTCCTCGATGCCGCTGCTCTCGCGCGCCAGCATGGCGTCCTTGAGCCTGGTGGCGATCATCTGCTCGATGGTGTTGCGCTGACGGAGCATTCGGTCGCGCTCGGCGTCGAT